ATGAACAAACTGAGCGATACCTTGCTAAGGAAACTTCATGGTAAGCCAGCGGAGAAAAACACGTTTTATAGTGATGGCGGAAACCTGAGCGTGAAATATTTAACATCAGGGAAATTGACCTGGTATTTCACATACAGGGCCGGAACGGGAAGGGAGACACGACCCGAACGCATTAAGCTGGGAAGTTATCCTGATCTGAGCCTGAAAGCAGCCAGGGAAAAAGCCGCACAGTGTCGCACATGGCTGGCTGAGGGGAAAAATCCACGTCATGAGATGAATTACACCGTACAGGAAGCGTTAAAGCCCGTAACGGTTGGCGATGCGCTCACCTACTGGCTTGAGTCTTACGTAAAGGAAAACCGCGTGGATTATATCGCCCTGAAAAGGCGACTTAATAATCACGTAATACAGCAGATTGGTGCTATGCCGCTGGATAAATGCGAGCTACGGCACTGGCTGGCCTGTTTTGACCAGGTGGCAAAGCGAACGCCTGTTACTGCCGGATTCGTGCTACAGGCGTGCAAACAGGCGCTTAAGTTCTGCCGTAGGCGGCGCTATGCAATCAGCAACGTTCTGGACGATCTGAACGTGGCGGACGTTGGGAAAAAACCGGATATAAGCGAACGTGTCTTAAGCACCAAAGAACTGGGCGAGTTATTGCAGGCGCTGGATAAAAAAATATTTTCCCCTTACTACGTCGCGTTAATCCGCCTCCTGATTGTCTTCGGAGCCAGAACGGTAGAACTGAGGTTATCAGAGATCGGGGAGTGGGATTTTACGGAAATGCTATGGACCGTTCCGAAGGAGCACAGCAAAACGAAGGTCGCAATATTCCGGCCCATACCGGAAGCGATCCTGCCGTTCGTCACGCAGCTGGTGGAGCAGAACAGGCACACGGGCTTATTGCTGGGGGCAGTGAAACAGGAGGCCAGCGTATCGCAGTATGGAAGATTAGCGCACAGGAGGCTTAATCACCCTCACTGGTCACTGCATGACATCCGGCGCACCTTTACAACCATGCTGAACGATTTAGGCGTTGATCCGCATGTCGTGGAGCAGCTTACAGGCCACCAGATGCCAGGAATGCAGCGAGTTTATAATCATTCCCGTTATCTGGATGCTAAACGCAATGCGCTGGATATGTGGATGGAGCGGTTAGGGATACTGGCGGGAACACATGAAAACGTAACCACGCTACCAGTAGCCAGAAGAAAATAATTTTTTTCGTATTTTTTCAGTATGCGCATACTGGATATGCGAACAGATACAACGTGCAACAATGAGCAACAATGCGGAACAACTACGAACAAGAGGCGAAAAAGTGTACAGATTTATAAGTAGCTGATTTTTAATGTGTTACTGGTTTTTTATACACTAGCGAATCACTCTTTAAATAGCGAGAAAAAAGGCATGAAACAATATTTTATGCCTTTGTATTAACATGAATTTAAATGATTTTATCCTGATTATTCCTCTTTCTGTAAACCATGCGGCCTCAACATTTGCCAACTCTGAATCATCCTGACACAATCAGACACATCCCAACGCAATAGAACACGAAATAACTCTTTAAGAAACGAAAGGGGGCAATAGTGTTAAGCACTGATCGGTTTATACGTGAAAAAGAATGCGAAAAGCTAACAGGCCTTAGCCGCTCATGCCGCTACCGCCTGGAAAAGGCCGGACAATTCCCATCACGTCGTAAACTTGGCGGTCGTTCCGTTGGCTGGTCTTTATCCGAGGTTCTGGCCTGGAAGGATAGCTGCAAGGCAGTTCATTAATCACGCTGGCGGCACGCAGCCGCCACACATCAATCATCTGAACACAGAGCTATAACCATGAAGATTGAATATACGCCAGAACGTGGGCGGGGATTCGTTCGCCCTGGTGAGACTGGAAAACCACAAAATTGGGGTTTTTCAGGCATAAAAAAAGCGGCCCCGAAATGGAGCCGCCTTTCTGAACAGATAACACGCTGCGCCGTTTGTGTGTGTGATCCCAAACATAAGCACGGGGATGATAGCCGCTATCAGGCTGGTGGGCAATGCAATCAGTCTGGTTCAGTTCGTTGCCATACCTGCAATGAGCGCTTTTCCCTGTACTCTTTAAGGAATTGCTCAAGGGCAAAAGCACATGGCGCGAATCTTTCTGATTCATGCTCTATCTTTCTGCGCCGTCTTTTCCGTGCCGGTGATAATGTTTTGGTCAATTCTTTATCGGTCATTGTGTTGTCCTGCATAGCAATGCGCCGTAATACCTCACACCACGGCGCTGATAGTTTTTATCCTTTGGGTTCTATGCCGCGTTGCTGTAATTCTTTGCGGATTATTCGCTTTATCCAGGCAGCAAGAGAATCATCGCCGTCCTGTTGTTGTGCCTTTTCCATCTTTTCCCGTAAGTCAGGATCTAAACGGAACTGGAACGGAGGATTACCACGCCTTTCGTTTTTGTGTGTTGACACGTTAATTACACCTCATGTAATGTATTTATGTGTAATGACACATTACACACAATCAACACAAAAAGCAAAGCCCCGCACTGTAGGAGCAGTAACGGGGCTTCTAACCAACAACGTAAACTAGGAGCCGTTATGGTTGCCGTAAATCATATACCACACCTTGTACACACACAAACGGCCTTTGTGTGGCGTTTTCTGGCACTGAATATCGGAGAAAAAAACCGCTTGATCGCCACCAGCAAAAATGGCTATGATTCCCACGCACCTCATAAAACGGGTGTCGGGATTAGCCTCCTGAAAACAACTGAAGCGCACAGCACGCGCCCCGCGTGTTTTTTTGTGCCGCATAGTCACACCTTATCAATGGTGGGCTGTACGGGGGCGGAGCAATCCGCGCCGGTTTCTTCAGTGTCCGGTAAGGCTAACCCTGTACAGTCCGCCACCAGCGAAATTAGCCTTTTGCGTGGCGGTTATCTTAACCACACTGAGGAGGCTGCCAACATGGCTACTACCCCTACCCTCGTACATTCTCAAACCGCCTTTATCTGGCGCTTTATCATCTTTGGCGCGTCAGAACATCAAATCATCCTCGTAACCGCCTGGACGGAACGCGAAGCGCGTAGCCGTTGCCCGTCCGGTTGTGTTGCTGTATTCGCCGCCCGTATTCGTCAGGGGTCACATCATGCGTAAAAACCGCTTGCAAAAAATTATCACGGGGCTGTATGCTTCCCCCGTCGCCCACATGGCGACCGGGTTTGACAGCCTGAATACATCTGGCGGACAGCCGCCCACATCCGATAAGCGGTTTTTTTGTGTCCGTAAACCTACCCATACCCGCATTATGGCGGGGCGTAACGGGGGAGCCTTTGTGCTCGCTGGTTTCCAGATGACCAGTCTGTCAACCCTGTTACGTCTCGCCACCATGTTTGACAGCGTAGTAGCGAGACTCCTTAAAATTCATCTGGGAGCCTTTCACATGGCTGTATCCGCACGCCCTTACTTTGTCTGGCGCTTTATGCAGTGCCTGACAGACAGCATTGCAATATTCACCGTTACCGCTGCCACTGAGCGCGAAGCACGCGCACAGCTGCCGCACGCACATCTTATTTTTGTCGCCCGTATTCGTCAGGGGGTGTGCCATGCCTGACATGACCAATTACCAGTACCTGATTAATCCGCATTTTAACTGTGAGCATGATATTGCTAAAAAGGTTTATTCCGCTGCGGATGGGGCTACTGACAATATATCAATGGCTGTTTCGTCAATTGGTAGCCTGATGTGGTATGCGTCAGAAAATAAGGAATATGACGAAAAGGCCATGCGCATTGATATGGGTAATATCGGTTTGTTACTGGCAATGCTTGGACAGTTTAATATTTCGTTACGGTGCACCATTGAAAATGCCACAGATGCATTAAATGCCATAAAGAAAGCGAATACTGATTCAAATCGGGGATAAATAATCATGAGAACATATTTATCTGGCTTGACTGCCAGCGGTTATGCACACCCAAAAATTATCCCCGGCGCTATTTATCTGGATAAGAACGGTAACAGAGTAACGGTAAAAGAACTGATGTTTGACCGTGTGTATTTTATTCGTGATGGCTATTCATTTCATAGTTCGCTGAACGTGGAGATCTTTATTAGCAGATTCAGGCGGGAAATCCCGCCTTCCAGAAATAACCATGTGCCATGTATGGATGTTGATAAAAAACTACAGGAACTGAAAAACATGATTGCCGCGTGGAGAGAGCAGAAATGAAAAAAGCGCCAAATTTAAAACACCAGCCACGTGACAAAATGACGGAAGTCATCATTTTTGCGGGTAGTGATGCGTGGGCACATGCGAAGCAGTGGCAGGAACAGGACGGGCGACTGGCTGGCGATAACGTGCCACCTGTCTGGCTTGGAGAGCAACAACTTGCCGAACTGGACAACCTGCAAATCGTACCGGACGGACGCTATCGCGTGCGTCTCTATCAGGCGGGGTTATTGCGTTCGGGGCTTGTTAATACCATCGGGCAGAAACTGGCAGCGGCAGGTGTCAGGGATGCTGATTATTACCCTGAAGGAATGCACAGCCAGAAACGGGAGAACTGGCGCGAATATCTGGAACGTGAACGGGCAGAGCAGGCGGAAAAGAAAAAGGTAGTTGAACTGCCTGTAAAGAAAAAAGAGCGGGTAAAAGACGATAACGCTTCATCACTGGCGCTTAACCAGATGGGAGCAAGTCAACGCGGCGAAGTTCTCCTGGCACATTATGGCGGTGAACTGGCGATTCATGCTGACTCTGACACTGTTCACCATTACAACGGCGTTGTATGGGAGCCAGTACAGGATAAAGAATTACAGCGAGCTATGGCACAGATTTTCATTGATGCGGAGATCAGCTATTCGCAGAACGCCATTAAATCGGCGGTCGATACCATGAAGTTAAGTTTGCCTGTAATGGGGAATACAGCCCGTAACCTGATTGGATTCAGTAACGGGGTATTTGATACCAGAACAGGTAATTTTCGGGAGCATAACAAAAACGACTGGTTGTTAATTGCCAGTGAATTACCTTTCAGCCCACCAGCAGAGGGGGAAACGCTGGCAACACATGCGCCGAATTTCTGGAAGTGGTTACGCCGTTCGGTGGCTGAGAATGACCGCAAGGCGGATCGCGTACTGGCTGCATTATTCATGGTGCTGGCGAACCGGTACGACTGGCAGTTATTCATTGAGGTAACAGGTCCAGGGGGAAGTGGTAAAAGCGTGATGGCGGAGATTTGCACCATGCTGGCGGGTAAGGCCAACACGGTATCGGCAAGCATGAAGGCGCTGGAAGATGCCAGGGAACGCGCGTTAGTGGTTGGCTTTTCGCTGATTATCATGCCGGATATGACCCGTTACGCTGGTGATGGCGCAGGAATTAAGGCCATTACAGGCGGTGACAAGGTGGCAATCGACCCGAAGCATAAAGCCCCCTACTCAACACGCATTCAGGCGGTAGTGTTGGCGGTGAACAATAACGCCATGTCATTCAGTGACCGCAGCGGGGGGATTTCACGTCGTCGGGTGATATTCAATTTTTCGGAGGTTGTACCGGAAAACGAACGCGACCCCATGCTGGCAGAAAAAATAGAAGGAGAGCTGGCGGTTGTGATTCGCCACCTGCTTACTCGTTTTTCTGACCAGGACGAAGCTAAACGCCTGCTGTATGAGCAGCAGAAATCAGAAGAAGCTCTGGTGATAAAACGCGAGGGCGATTCGCTGGTGGACTTCTGCGGCTATCTCATGTCGTCGGTAATGTGTGATGGTCTGTTAGTGGGTAATGCCGAAATTATTCCGTTCAGTCCGCGCAGGTATCTTTATCACGCCTATCTGGCATATATGAGGGCACACGGATTCGGTAAACCTGTAACACTGACGCGCTTCGGTAAAGATATGCCGGGGGCAATGGCGGAATATGGCAGGGAGTATATGAAACGGAAAACGAAGCACGGTTTGCGTTCAAATGTGACCCTGACAGAGGATTCAGAATACTGGATGCCATCATGTGCATCGGTCACAAATGACGATGGAAAAAATTAAACTTATGGAATAACTGTTCACCACTGTTCACCCTGCAATAAATGTCTTTTATATCAGTATATTATAGGGTGAACAGTTATTTATGAACTGTTCACCAAACTATTCACTGTTCACCTTTTTGATTCTTTATTGAGCTTTAAGGGTGAACAGTGGTGAACAGTTGGTGAATAGTTTTTGTGAAACTGTTCACCCCTTAACATCATGAATAAAAAGGGAAAATTGCAAAAGGTGAACAGGTGAAGGGTTGAAATGCAAAAATTTTATTTTATTGCTGTGAGGTAAAGCCTGTGACAACGAAGCACGCCAAAAAACCACAATCTCACGCCCTTGATTTGACAGAACACTGGCTGAGGGTGGCGATAAAAATCATCGACCGCAACGCCGGGGAAGGATACGCGAAAGCACATCCCGAACTGATAAGCGCATTCATGACCACGACGGCGGCAAACTTTGCCACGCTGACAGAACGGGAGATTGCCGAAGCGGAACAGGTAACAACCATCAACGTTAAAACCGGAGAGGTGGAATCATGACAGCACAGATAGCGGCTTACGGTCGGCTGGTGGACGACCCGCAGGTAAAACAGACCAGCAAGGGCACACCGATGACGCTGGCGCGTATGGCGGTATCACTGCCATGCAGTCAGGCACAGGACGGACAGGCGACGTTATGGCTATCGGTCATCGCATTTGGTAAGCAGGCCGACTTCCTGGCTAAACATCAAAAAGGCGACGTTGCCAGCGTATCCGGCACGATGCAGGTCAGCCAGTGGACCGGACAGAACGGGGAAACGCGGCAGGGTTATCAGGTTATTGCAGACAGCGTAATCAGTGCCCGTGCGGCACGTCCTGGCGGGAACAGACGCAAAACCACAGGCACACAGGGTAATCAGCCACCAGCGGGAGGCGATGACCCTTACGGTGACGGTATTCCGTTCTGAGGGGGTGGCGATGGTACATGACCGCATAGCGGAAGAACTCGAGGCGAAAGGCTTTTACCGGAGGGCGGCGGCGCGATGGGGTGAAGTCATGCTGCTGGTGGAGACAGACAAGGAACGGCATCAGGTTACGATGCGACGGCTGGAATGTTCCAGAAAGGCACAGAGGCCACCGGAGCCGCCGGATAATTACGGAGACCTGAGAAAGGCAGTAGATCGCACTTATGCTGAAATGGGTATAGATGGTGTAAGCGATGAAATATGGCGTAATTACCCAGACAGCTAATCAACAGCCGGAGAAATCCGGCTTTTTTTGCACCAGTTGAAACGGTATGGCGCATTACCGGGTTTTCGTCACGGTCAGGCATAGTTACTATCTGAAACAAACAGACACAACAGAGGAAAAAACAATGCCGATGAAATTTGATGAGATATTAAAACAGCGTGATAAATACCATGCTGACAACATGGAGACGATGAGCATCAATGATTACCGCGCATTCCTGGAGACGGGCGCACTGATTGAAAAGGATCAGCATGGTTTTGTGAGATGTGCTCTGTCCGGTGAAATGCTGGCGGTAAATCCTGAACAGATAGATGCATTGATAGAATTTCTGAAAGGGATCAGGGACTGAGCACGCATACAGCCGGAGCAATCCGGCTTTTTGTCATTTTTTGTAAATTATTTGTTCGTGGTTGTTCCACGTTGTTCACTGACAGGATCGGCATATTTTACCCGAACTGAATCATGAGTATTCTCGCCCGTGGTGCCAGGACGCTGGGGCCACTTTCCCGCCTGTTAATGTGCTCGCCAATATTCATTACCAGGCGGGAAAACGATCGGTGCGATTGCTGATTTCCTTATGAAAAACGGTTGAGTGTTTGCCGCGTCCTGGAGTTCCTTACTTAACTTCAGGACTTTTTTTATGCCGAGAATAATCGAATTACGCCAGCAGAAAACCGCCATTAAAAATCAGATGCGCGACATACTGGAGAACGCGGAAAAAGAAAACCGCAGCCTTAACGATGCTGAGGGCGCAAAATTTGACGAATTACGCGCTAAAGCTGAATCCCTCGATAAAGACATCTCCCGCCTTGAGGCCGTTGCTGACGAAGAGCGCAGTAAACCAGGCAAAAACAGCCAGACCACTGACCCCGCCGAACTACGTCACTACATTCTGACAGGTGAAACCCGCGCATTGAGTACAGGCGTTCCCGCTGATGGTGGTTATACCGTTATCCCCGAACTGAACACCGAAATCATGCGAATGCTGGCGGATGAGTCCACCATGCGCCGCATCTGTACCGTGAAGAAAATCAGCAGCAACGAGTTTAAGCAGCTTGTTTCCGCTGGCGGTGCGACCGTTAACCACGGTGAAGAGGGTAAGGCACGCGAACAGACCAGCACCCCGCAGATTAACGAGGTGAGCATTAAGCTGTATCCGGTCTATGCGTACCCGCGCACCACACAGGAAATCGTGGATTTTTCCGATGTGGACATCCTTTCATGGCTGACGGGTGAGATTGGCGACACCTTCACGGAAACCGAAGAAAGCGATCTGGTTGTGGGCGACGGTGACAAAAAAGCAAAAGGCTTTTTATCCGTACCCCGTGCAGAGAAGAACGACAAAGAACGTGATTTTGGTACGTTGCAGGTTATTAAGCCTTCCGAATCTCTTGCCTGGACATCTGCGGACCCGCTGATCGATCTGAAATTTGCATTACGTAAAAAATACCGCAAGAACGCGGTCTGGGTGGTTAACTCCACGACGGCCGCAAAACTCCAGAAGGTGAAGAACGCGAACGGTGATTACATCTGGCGCGACCGTTTACAGGCGGGTGATCCTGATACGTTGCTGGGCCTTCCGGTCGAATATCTGGAGTTTATGCCTGATAACGTTATTGCCCTGGGTGACTTCAAACGCGGTTACTACATCGTTGATCACGAAACAGGTGTTCGCACCAGACCGGACAACCTGACAGAACCAGGATTCATCAAAATTTTCACGCAAAAATATTTAGGCGGTGGCGTGGTGGATTCGAACGCGATCAAGATTCTGGAACTGCCACAGGACGACGATTAACAGCATACAGAAGGGGCTAAAAAGCCCCTTTAGTGTTTTATGGGTGAAAAAAATTATGAAGAGTATGGAAATCCGGTCATCGGAAATCACCACCAGCGCCAGCAACACGCTTACAGGCTACGTTGTTCGCTGGGATAACCTTTCGGAACTGTTATGGGGGGAGTTTTACGAAAAATTCCAGCGGGGGGCGTTTACTGAGTGGCTTGCGGCGGGTAATGACGTTCGCGGCCTGTATGAGCATGACCACAGCATGTTACTGGGGCGCACCCGTTCCGGAACGCTGAAACTGGAAGAGGACGACACAGGGTTACGCTTTGAACTGACCCCACCGGATACCAGCACAGGGCGTGACGTTATCGAACTGGTTAAACGTGGTGATATATCCGGCATGAGCTTTGGCTTTCGTTCCCGTAAGGATGTATGGGATACCACAACAGATCCATGCGTGCGCACCGTGCTGGTGGCGGAACTGTACGAAATTACCGTTACATCCGTACCGGCTTACCCCGATTCCGGCGTGGAGCTGGCCCGCCGCTCCCTGTATGAGCAGCACCCCGAAAAAATGCCGCGTGCGGATAATCGCCGCTGGTGGGCGGATTTAGCGGGGGTGTGATATGTGGCCTTTCAGAAGAAAAAAAGAGCAGCGCAGCATGACGCTTGATGAATTTATGGCGCTGGCTGGCACATCGAACACGGGGGCGGGTGAGTACGTATCATCGGGGACAGCGGAATCACTCCCCGCCGTCATGAACGCCGTCACGGTCATTTCTGAGGCGGTGGCTACCATGCCGTGCTACCTGTACCTGGTACGCAATGAGAAGGGGAAGGAGGCCCGCGAGTGGCTTGATTCTCATCCGGTCGATCATATCCTCAACGAGCGCCCGAACGCATGGCAAACCCCCTACCAGTTTAAGCGAATGATGATCCGCCACTGCCTGTTAAACGGTAATGCTTATGCGGTGATTCAGTGGGGGCGTGATGGTTTTCCGACGGCTTTGCATCCTTACCCGCCGCAGTCGGTGAACGTGGAGCAGACAGGAGAACACAACTGGCGCTATTGCATCACTGACGCCTACACCGGAAACACCCGCAACTATTTACCGTGGGAAGTACTTCACCTTCGTTACTCCACGGATGACGGCTTTATGGGGCGCTCACCTGTAACCATCTGCCGCGAATCGCTGGGGCTTGGGCTGGCCCAACAACGCCACGGCGCGAGCGTGATGCGTGATGGCATGATGGCGGCAGGGGTTATCACGTCAGGCGAATGGCTGGACGGCGTGAAGGGCAAACAGGCATTAGCCGCACTGGAACGCTACAAAGGGGCCAGAAACGCCGGAAAAACGCCCATCCTTGAAGGGGGTATGAGCTATCAGCAGCTGGGCATGAGTAATCAGGATGCTGAATGGCTGGCCTCCCGTCGCTTCACCATTGAAGACATCGCCCGAATGTTCAACGTCTCGCCGATTTTTTTGCAGGAATACAGCAACAGCACCTACAGCAATTTCAGCGAGGCAAGCCGCGCATTTCTCACCATGACGATGCGCCCGTGGCTGGCGAACTTTGAGCAGCAGATAAAAAACGCCCTGCTGGTGGCCTCGCCTGTACCTGGTATCCGGTATCAGGTGGAGTTTGACAGCGCGGACCTGTTACGGGCCACACCTGGCGAACGCTTTGCCACCTATGAACGCGGCATCAAATCCGGCGTTATGTGCCCGAACGAAGCCCGCGAACGTGAAGGGCTGTCCCCGCGTGATGGTGGTGATGAGTTCAGCCAGGCATGGAAACAGGAAGTAAAAATCAGCGAGGGAGAAAAACCGGAATGAACATAGGGCGACTGCGTGACAGGGTAACGATTCAGACCCTGAAACAGACCAGAGCCATGACGGGCGAAATACTCGAAACGTGGGTGGACGGTCACACACTCTGGGCAAGCGTGAACATGATCAGCAGCAAGGAGGCCATTTCATCGGGTGCAGAACTGGCGACTGGAACGGTAAGGGTATGGATACGCTACAGGAAGGACATCAACGCCACCAGCCGGATAAAGGTCAATACGGGGCCGCTGGCGGGGCGTGTACTGAATATCATCGGGCAGCCGCTGCCGGATGCCGCCAGGACACGCCTTGAAATTCTTTGTCGTGAGGGCGCGGAAAAATGACAGAAGAACTTATCACCCTGGAAGAAGTGAAACTCCATTGCCGCATCGATGGCGACGAGGAAGACCAGTTAATCAGCGGATACATTGCCGCATCGCTTGAGGCGTGCCAGATACACATAGGCAGGCGCTTTGATGACGGGCTGGAGTTCACGCCAGCCATAAAGATTGGCTGCATGATGTTTATCGCTCACCTGTATGAAAATCGCCAGATTGTCGCGGATAACGCAAAAACACGCGTACCCATGACGATTGGTGCACTCTGGACGGCTTACCGTGATGTGGGGGTGTACTGATGCCGTGGCAACCATTAAGACGATGCACAGAACCAGGCTGTAACAGGCGCGTGAAGTCCGGCAAGTGTCAGGAGCACAGGCGGGCGGCATGGCGTGCAGAGGATGCCAGACGAGGACACCGCCGCGCGCGTGGGTACTCCAGACAGTGGGACAAATACCGCGCCATGTATCTGAGTAAAAACCCGTTATGCGTGCGATGCCTTGAGACGGGGATATATACGCCCGCCGTGGTGGTGGATCACATTATCCCGATTAATGGCGGTGATGATGTTCTCTTCTGGCCCGAATGGAACCATCAGCCATTGTGCCAGGCGTGTCATAACCAGAAAACGAAATGGCTTGATCCGGCAACAAAAAGCAAGCGTGCCGCAGGTGGATTTCGTGAAGAGGAAGAACGGGCCGCTAACCGCAATAACTGGATGTATGACGCTGATGAATGAGCGGGAACAAAACCGCCTTATCCGTGGACTTATAAGGCAGCGTGACGCATGGAAGACACAGGAAACAGGGCATAAAGATAAAGCGTCAGGACGCGCAGAACGTATCACAGCGACGCGATTAAACGACCGTGACCGCGAGGTTATGGAATGTTTCCGCAATCGCTGATGAGGCTGTATGACGGGGTGGGGGGCGTTTTCAGGACAAACCCGACCCCGCCGGGCACC